CTAGTAGCATATTAGTAATATTCTAGTTGTATTCTTGTAGTATACTAGTAGCATATTAGTAATATTCTAGTAGCATATTAGTAATATTCTAGTTGTATTCTTGTAGTATACTAGTAGCATATTAGTAATATTCTAGTAGCATATTAGTAATATTCTAGTTGTATTCTTGTAGTATACTAGTAGCATATTAGTAATATTCTAGTTGTATTCTTGTGGTATATTATATATACATCCAGTTATTTTTGTTAAATTATCTCATATTGCTTGTAGGTACGTTTAAACTCACGTACAGAGAAGTAGGTATGTTTAGGCTAGGTGTTTGAGGGTAAATGCCTTAACACGCTTGTACGTGCTTCTAAAGTGCCATAGAATTGATTTTATACCTGTTTACTAGGGAGCGGTTACTGGCGGTCCTTCTTTGATTAATTAAACATACCCTTTGGCCGTACTATAACGTTCAGTACTAGTATACACTAATAACCATTGATATAACTAAGAAAACTCAAATAATTCAAAAAAATCTAATTATTTTACAAAATCTTCGAACAAAATTCCTTGAAAACATGTTATATATAATTAGGAGGGTATGTGTTGAAGAAGACATACATCGTAAACATTAACATACCAAGAACATAGATGAGGCGTAGTGTACAATGACAAAACGTATAAAGAAAGACGCCAATTGTGGTACATGCCCTCCATGTAAGTGGTGTGTAGAAGAGAATAAGAAGTGCACTCACCGCTGTCCTTGCTTTGATAACAGAAATGAAATGGGGGTCGATAGGGATCTTGCTGCTAAATACCCTGACTTTGTACCCACCATGACAAAAGAGGATTTTGATGACCTCCCACCGATCGAGAAACGTCGGCACTTCTGGAGGTTTAATCCTATGTACGCCGAGAAGTTCGGATCTCTTGACAGATCAGCTCCACAGAGAAGACCTCGTGCTAATCTAGTTACTATACTCCGCAGTCTACTGAAATCTAAAGTAAGATTAAGGAACCCACTAACTGCTGTTGATGAAGAACTATCAGTTGGCGAAGGATTAATGATACAACTTGTGTATCGTGGCCTGAATGGTAATTTAAAAGCTATCCAACAAATCTTCGAAAGACTAGAGAAATCAGGGGATTTAGAGACTTTATCTGACATGGAAAAGGCTGCTGGTGGAGCTGCTGTAGCGTCTCATGACCTGTCTAAATTGAGCACTGAGGAGCTGATTGCACTTCGTGATTTGACGGCTAAAGTACAGGACGCTGATCCACTAGATCTTGTTATTGAAGATGATGATAGCTATGCCGAAGAATATGATTTCATGAATACGATTGACGAAGACGGTAACCCACAACCTCTTAAGGTACTGGATATCTCAGGTCCTGAAGGTGATGAGTAAGTGTAAGCGAACAGTAGTAAGTTGGAAGGTGAAATGGCACATGCTAGTGAGTTTAGAAGCTATTGAAACTGAGCTATCTAAACGCTCGTTTAAGCATTTCACCAAGGCTATGTGGCCTCTTGTTGATAAGGCTGAGTTCATACCTAACTGGCACATTGATGCTATCTGTGACCACCTACAGGCTGTCCATGAAGGTAAGACACGTGATCTTATCATAAATATTCCTTTTCGTCTTGGTAAGTCTTTGATCGTGTCTGTCCTTTACCCTGCCTGGGTTTGGCTGACTGACCCTACCCATAAGTTTGTATGCACATCTCACACTCACAAGACCGTTACTGAGAATGCTATGAAGATGCGTTCTTTGGTCCAGAAGCCTGAGTATCAAAGGCTTGCACCCAGCGGCTTCAAGCTTGAGAAAGACACAGAGAACTACTTCTCCAATAACTTTGGAGGGCATAGGCAAAGCTACTCTGTTGAGACGTCTGTCACAGGTATTACAGCCAACACGCTGATCATTGACGACCCTATGACGACTGCTACTGCTACCTCAAACACTGAGCGTGAGCGTATTGAACGTACATTGTCCAATGACTTCATGACACGCCTGACACCTCCCGGTAAGGCACGTCGTATTGTTGTTATGCAGCGCTTGCATCAGCGTGATACAGCTGGTAAGTACCTTGACAATGAATCCTTCGACAGGTTGATTATCCCTGCTGTGTGGGACGGTGTACACCGCTCTAGGACGTGCTTAAACTGGGTAGATCCACGCACTGAACTTGGTACAAGCATCTTTCCTGCTTACATGACTGATGAGTTCTTGGCCAATATACGCATCGAGAACGGACCACAGTTCTTTGCGTCCCAGTTGATGCAAGAGCCTGTAGCTGACTCTGGATCGATCATCAAGCATGAATGGATAAAGACATACCGTGAACTACCTAGTGATGCCACAAGGATAACTATCAGCTGTGATACAGCGATTAAGATAGAGCAGCATAACGACTACAGCGTGCTGATCGTATGGGCCCGCAACAACTCAGGGTTCTACATCCTAGACCTGATCAGAAAGAAGTTAGAGTTCCCTGAACTTAAACAAATGCTTCAGCAGATGTGTACTAAGTACCGTCCTAATGAGGTTCTGATTGAAGATAAGGCAAGTGGTCAGCAGCTCATTCAGGAGTTCAGACGGCTAACCTCCTTACCTGTGATCGGAATTAATCCTAAAGGCACCAAGGGCGAGAGATTAAACCTTTGCACGGGTCAGTTTGAAGCAGGTCGTGTTTACATTCCTGAGAGAGCTCCCTGGGCGTTTGATTTCACTAACGAGCTATGTAGCTTTCCATACGCTGAGCATGATGATATTGTTGACGCTGTGACGCAGTACCTACAACGGGTGTCCAGCATGAGCAACCCAAACATACGAGTACTGTAACCCGCAGAAAGGAGCGTGTGCTAGAATGGCAAAGAGACCTACACAATCATGGCTAGGCCGTTTCTTCTCTGGTAACAAAAGTAACACAACCAGCTCAACTAAGAACTATGCACCCTTCACCAATATCTTTGGAGATGGTCGGTTTGGACGCGGTGGCGTTCTGAGCCCAGCACAGGCACTTGAGTACTACACGCACATAGCGCCTCTGTACTCAGCTGTGGACATGATAGCTTCTAAGGCTGCTGCTGTTGAACTTGCTATAGACAATGGTTCCGATGAGATTGGGTTCAACCACCCGCTGCTTACTATCCTAAGCAAACCAAATGCCTTCATGTCTAAGACAGAATTCTTTGAGCACCTGTATTCGTTCTACCTACTCACAGGTAACGCATATGTTGTTGCGACTGGTCCCGTGAACAGACCACCCCTAGAACTTGAGGTTGTCAACCCTGGGTGTGTTACTGTTATCCGTGGTGACGATGGGTACCCGGCAAGTATTCAAGTACTGGCCACAGCAGGTAAAAGCAGAACCTTTATGAGGAAAGAGACACCGACAGGTGGTAGATTCTTCAGCCAAGGAGCAGACGCTGAGATATGGCATATTAAAGCATTCAACCCACGGTCATTGAACGGCGACCTCCTTGGGATGTCTCCCATCGCTCCAATTATGGATGAGTTAGACCAGTACGTAGAAGCGTCTCTTCACAACCTATCTCTGTTGAAACGTGGCTCACGTCCATCAGGTGCCTTCAAGTTTAACCGTGCTTTGTCTGACGATGAGTTCCAAAGGCTACAACAGTCTGCTGATAGATTCTATTCTGGCGGCTCGAATGCTGGTCGTGTGATGATCCTTGAAGAAGGTGAGTTCCAGGAGATGTCACAGACAAACAAGGACATGGACTTCGCCACCCTGAAGAAAGAAGTTACACAAACGATCTACTCTGCCTACCGTATTCCAATCCCGCTGGTTAACGCTGAATTCAGTACTTACGATAACCTTAAAACAAGTACGTTGAACCTGTATGACAATGCTGTCTTACCTGTGGTCACTAAGGTTCTTGTTGAGTTACAGACCATGCTAATGGAGCGATACGAACGCAAGAATATTGTGTCAACTCTAGTGTATGATCCTGAATCTATTCCTGCATTGGAACCACGTGCAGTGGACAAGGTACAGAAGATGAGGGAAACAGGCATCCTAACAACCAATGAGTTACGCTCTATCCTTGGGTATGATCCCGTTGAAGGCGGTGACACTATTCTCGTTGATGCGAACCAAGTACCTCTTGGCGATGGTGGGTTGGATCTAGTTAATTCCATGTCAGAAGTTGATCCTCTACCAGAGAATATGTAATAGACATTCCAGACTTTCTTCTCGTCCAGTTTTAGTCTAGCTGGGCTGATCAGATGCTGGTTTCACAGAAAGGTTTACTTATGACAGAGTATATCAAGCGTCGTAAGGTAACTACCACAGACTATGCTCTTAATGCGCGTAGAAAGCGGGCTATAGCAGCGCAACTACGTGCTAGGTACTCTATTGAGGCAAGAAGCAGAGCAGGCGTACTGAGTGCTTTAAACAGCCTTACAGGGGCTATGGTATCTTCTGTGTTACAAACACCGAGCATACCTGGCCTTAGTGTGACTGGATACGCTGTTACACAAAGAAGAGACGAGCTAAAGAAGAAACTACTAGAGCCAATTAGGTTGATGTTTAAGAGAGCACTTCTCATTGGATCAACCTTCACCCGGTCGACAATGAATCCAAGTGAAACAGGACGTAAGAACATTAGGTTCTACGGCTATGATTGGGAAATAAAAACAACTAACGACTGGAAGCAAATTAAATCAAATGATTTCGAGGCGCGTGTATCTGCTGGTGTTAGAAAGCGGGTAGACGCCGCCCTTTCTAAATGGGTAGATAAATATGCTGGTGACATAGCATCGTCAGTTACAAGACGGTTGCAGGACGCTGTTCCGCGTATTATCCGCGATCTCGAACGTAGCGGAATAGCTCGTGGACAGATTACAGAAGAGATGCTACGTCCATATGTGGTTGAGTATTATCGTAAGATGGCGCGTACTACATCCAACCTTGTTGCAGTGAATGGAACGACACGTGGGATTGAGAACGGAAAGATAATCGAAGCGACACAGATCGCTAACGAGCTAGCTGACATAGATCCTGATGACATTGAAGATGAGGACGAGCAAGAACTACTTGACGAACTCAATGCAATGGCTGGGGAAGGTGACTTCGACGCTGCCGACTTAATAGCAGGTGGACTGCTTGGTAGTGCTGTTGCCATTAACTCGATTGTCAAAGTATGGAACGCTGTTATAGACGAGTCTACACGCGATTCTCATGCTGAGGCTGATGGACAGGAGGTCACGCTCTTTGAAACATTCAGTGTAGGTGGAGAGGATCTGGACTACCCTGGAGACCCTGACGGCGAACCTGGCGAGACTTACAACTGTCGCTGTACAGTGACCTTTGATATTGGATAACAGGCCTGACATGAACGCATACCTACGATCAGACTTGATTGGAGTTAATATCCAACAAGAGATAAAAACAGGTAGACTAATCCGTGTTGGGTTTGGTATTTACTACAAGGCTAAGACATCTTTTCTGACTGGGAAGTTCGTGCCTGTAGATACTTTTGATGTAATGCTGCGCAACTGCTTAATACGACTTGGAGTTAAGACAGGCCCTACTAAGGCTGATCTAGATTACGTTAATGGAATATCCACACAGGTACCTACAGGCCGTGCAATAGGCGTCTACGGTAGACTACCCAGGAAAATTGGATACGATGGCGTGTTTGCTAGCTACGAGTTGATTCCTGACCGGTAACTTATCTCCCGAGAGGGGACTAAATACTTCTAACTATTACCGAACAGGAACGGAGAGTGTATATGTCAGTTGATCTTGTCATGAGAGCCGTAGCTAAGGCACGTAAACGCATCGCACAGAGGCGTAAGCTACAAGAGGCTGGAGTAGAGCTGGTGGGTGTTAAACACGCGTGTGCGTGTGAATTAGAGGGTCTAGACGAAATGGACATCAAAGAAGCCTTGGATGACATTGAAGCTGGTAGAGTCTACACAACTGAAGAAGTTAAACAATTACTGGACATTGAGTAAGACGTGGTGAAGGGACGCTGGGATGGTAATAGATGCAACTCCTCCTGTCGACTGGGCTATTGGGAAAATGGCAGAATTTGAGAATGAAAAGGGTATTCATATTATGGAAGAAGACGAAGACTTCATCTCAGCTACCTGCCCAGTAGTTGAAGCTAAAAGCTTTTCTTTCTTTGCTGATGAAGTGAAGTCAGTTGAGCGTGATGGAATTCAGTATGGTATTATCTCCGGGTATGCCTCTACTTTTGGAAATGTAGACCGTGTTAATGACATGGTTATGCAAGGTGCGTTTGGTGCTACGATAAAAGAATATCAAGAAAAGCGTAGACCGATTCGCATGTACTACCAACATGATGATAAAGAAGTAATAGGAGCTTTTTCAGCTTTCTCGATGAGGGAAGATGAGAAGGGTCTGTACGTTCAGGGTGAGATAAACCTGGAAGTACAAAGAGGTAGAGAAGTTTACGCACTTGCTAAGCAGGGCGTATTGACCGATCTATCTATTGGATATACGGTTCGTGATTTTGACATGGACAGAGGTGTTCGCAAACTTAAGAGCTTGGCCCTATGGGAAATCTCTGTTGTTGCTGAGCCCGCTAACCCACTGGCAACCATCACTTCTGTAAAATCCGTTGAAGACGTTAAGTCAACGATAAAAAAGAAAAGCGATTTCGAACGGATCTTGCGTGAGGTAGGATTTAGCCGTTCGTCTGCTAAGTATATGGCAAGTTTGATCGATCAAAAGAAGTTAGACAGCTCTGACTCACCTGAAGAATCTACTGAGTCATTACTTGAAGATAGTGATACAAAGAACATACAACAAAGTGACGTAGTAGCACCCCTTTGCGATGAAGGAAGTGAATCTAACGTACTTGAGGAAAAGTTAATGACATCATTAGATAACGAAAGCATTGTAGATGCGGCTGAGCCTGAATTAGAAGAAGTTAAAGCTGTTGTCGAAATAGAGATTAACGTAGGAGAAGATCTGAGCGAAGACGAAATGCCTGTAGAAGCAGCGACAGCTGTTGGTGAGCCGAACGAGGCGCCTACAACACAGGAAGAAGAATCTACTGCTCCTGACCCACGTGAAGTACTATTAGCGCTCAGAGAGCTTTTAAACAGGCTTTAGACGCATTATACTGGTTTTAGGTATCTGATAAAACCATTAACGCCTACATTTGTAAAATCACAATAACAGGGAACACTAAATCATGGAACATGAAATTAAACAATTAGTTGACGAAGTATCCTCTCTTGTAGAAGAGAAAAAGGTTGCTTTTGAGACTGAGAAAGCAAAGTTAGAATCCGAAATATCCTCTTTGAAAGAAAGTGTAAACACAATGGAAAAGCAACTATATCGTGGTAACTCTTCTGGTCTAGTAACAGATTCCAGCGAAATTAAATCATTCACAGATTTCTTACGTTCAATGGATCGTAAATATCTTCGCACAGACTCTGATCCAGAAGGTGGTTACTTAGTTCCTGCTGAGCTACACAACCAGCTTGTACAAAAATTGATCGAAGTATCTCCCCTTCGTCAAATGGCTCGCGTTGTAAACATCACAGGTCGTGGTCTTGAAGTACCTGCACAAGACGCAAACGCGGTCGCATATTGGGTTGGTGAAGGCCTTCCAGCAACAGCAACAAATCCATTATTTAACAAAATTAACATCGTTGCACATAAAGTAAACGTTGAAATGAGAATTACACACGAGCTTCTTGGTGACGCTGCTTTTGACATGGCCGCAATGATCGTTGACCACGCTGCTCGTCTATTGGCTGCTAAAGAAGGCGCTGCTTTTATCAATGGTAATGGCGTCAACCAACCGCAAGGTATTATGAATGCAGCCGGTGTTTTGAACGTAAACAATGGCGGTGCTTCATTCACTAACTTCGACAAGATTGCAGACATGGTCGCAGCAATGAAATACCGCAACCCTGTGTTCTTGATGAACCGCAACACTCTAGCAGCTCTACGTAAGCTAAAAGACACTACTAACCAATATCTATTAGGTGCTGGTCCAAATGGTGCAATGCCAATGACTATCGGTGCTCCTGTCGCTGAATTGTTTGGTATCCCTGTCATGATTATGCAAGACATGCCAGACATCGGTGCTGGTACAAAACCTATTGTGCTTGTTGACGCTGCTGAAGCATATATGATTGTAGACAGAATGGGCATCGGTATGATCCGTGATAACGTCACATTAGTAAGCAATGGCATGGTAAAGTTCATCGTAAACCGTCGCGTTGGTGGTGCTGTTGTTCAGCCTGAAGCCATTGTAACCATCACAATGTCCTAACCTATGATGGAAGGATTGATTATCACAGACGGACTGTTATACGCAGTCCTTCTATTATCATTTATTGTAACGTGCTCAGATTTTTTACAGAGGGATAAAGACAATGCGTGACTTACATAATAACATCAAAGTATTAGATAACACATGTGTTACTATTACAGACAACACAGCACAGGTCGCTACAGCTGATCGGGCTGGCTTCGAAGCTGTTGAATTCTTAATCGCACTAGGTACTTTAGCAGATGCTGACGCAACTTTAACAGTTCTTGTTGAAGATTCAGATGACAACTCCGCATGGGCTGCTGTTGCTGACGACTTCCTATTAGGTGTTGAAAATATGGGCTTGGACTTTGCTGACGACTTAGCGACAGGTAAAATCGGTTATGTGGGCGACAAGCGTTACGTTCGCGTAACTGTAACACCTGCAAACAACACAGGCTCCTTACCGATAGCTATAGTAGCATTGGGCGCGTTTGGGATCAGTGCGAAACAAACAACTCAAGTTGTCTAATTGAAATGGCTTGCGTATCTGACACCAGCATGCATTGTACGCATGTGGGAACAGGGCTGCGCAAGCCTCCTTCCACCTATCTTTTATTACTTAGTTATTGATTTATACTGTAAGTAAATAAACTTTTAGTACACACAGCCGAAAGGACTGCCTTCCAATGTTGATACGCGCATGGTCAGGACATGAAATACAGCATACAGTACTTGTTACTGGTACCTCTACATTGGTGGTTAGTTTAGATGAAGTCAAGGCTCACTTACGTTTGGACTCTACAGATACTTCCGAGGACACATGGCTTACTATGGCCATCCTAGCTGCAACAGACAGCGTAGAGAAGTTCCTTAAAAGAGATCTTATTACAAAGACATATAGTACATACTTACAATCCTTTGTGTATGAGGCCATAGAGCTTCGCAGAGCGCCATTAGGAAGTATAACCTCTATATCTTACTATGACGTCAATAACGCACTACAGACGCTTCCTGGTACCGCATACACCACACATGTTACTAATGGGTTCTCGATGGTTACTACAGCGCCTGAGCAAGCATGGCCTGATACATACGATAGACCACAAGCAGTTCAGATATTGTTTACAGCAGGGTATGGTGCTTCAGGAAGTTCCGTACCAGCTCCTATAAGAATGGCCCTTCTTAACCTAGTAGCTTCTGTATACAGTAACAGGGGTGATTGTGATACAGGTACATGTGATTGTTCTGGTATGATTGCAGGTAATGTTAAATCTATGCTTCAACCATATAGGATAGCAGAGCTTAACGTAAACTCACCAAGTCAGAGGCTATTCTAGTATAAGGAGTTTACTGACATGGTTAAATGTACAAAGGTATGTATAGGTGAATTGAATAAGAAACTCGTGTTTCAGACAAGAGTACAGACATTTGGAAATGCGGATAGTGTAGACATAACGGAAGTGTTTACTTCAGTAGCAACTATGTGGGGTAAGTTAACAACTATACCACAAACAGGTAATAAGTTTAATGGAGTAGAGATTGACTCTATCCCAACTCACTTAGCTATAATTAGATATAATGCTTCTATCAATGCTGAGTGCTGGATGTTATTTAATAGTAGAAGGTTTGAGATCCTTCATATTTCTAACATAGACGAGGATGGTAAGTTCATGTCTATTGAGCTAAGAGAGACTGGTTTAGACTCTTTGGAGGCAGCTAAAGTAGGTAGGTAATATAGGGACGTATCCTTGTGTGTCCTACTGTACAATATAGTACGATCACCCCATCTTGTCAAGGGGTAAAACACCAAAAAATGTAAAATAATTCAAATATAGTAATAAATAATTCATATAACAAAAGCGAGTTGGTATAAAAGATGTCTGGATCATTTACTGTTAGTGGTATGGAAGACCTTGGTAGGTGCATGGGAAGACTTAAAACATTAAATGTTCCTATACAGAGAGCAACTAGACGAGCTGGTAAGCTGTGGGTCGACCAAATAAGAGCCGGTATGACAGCTGCTGGGTCTCCGTCATCACCTGGCGATTATCCAGGCGTTAGGTCCGGGGCACTACGAGGTTCGATACAATACTTTGTGATTGGAAATGACGAGCTACACGTAGGTACCAACGTCCATTACGCTAGGTATTTAGAAGAGGGTACAAGCCGCATGGCATCCAGGCCAATCATTGGAAACAAGCTCGAGCTCAGCGGCCTACTTGAAACGTTCAGGCATATATTGATAACTGAAATTAACATCCATCTAATGAGGTAAGGGCAGATGAAAGCAAAAGATATTATCCACGCCCTCAGGACTCGCTTACCTATTATAACGGATACCTTCTCAACCAATATAAATATAAACACTCTTGTAAAGACGTCCGGGACAGTTACTGCTACCACCGCTTCCCCTCATGGGCTTATCACCGGTAATTACGTTTGTATTGTTGGAGCTAAGTGGAAAACTCCCATAGCTACTATAGTGCGATCTGGTACAATAGCAACTGTTACCTGTTCAGCCGACCACGACCTAACAGAAGACTTTCCGGAGGCTGAGTACGTGGATATAATAGGCGCTAACGAGGCTAACTTCAACGGCTCCTTCGAGTTACTAACCGTACCAAATCGACGCGTGTTCACGATAGCGATAGCTGATTCAGGGGCCACAGAAGCAACAGGTACAATGTTTCTACTGGAACCATGGAGATACGGACTAAACGGCTGGCAGCAAGTAACTGTGTCATCTAGTACCGTGTTTACTTATGAAACAGATGGGGTTGCTGACGCAGTTGGCTACGGTACAATGCAAATGAGAAAAGCTATTCGAGTCAGCGGAGCTATTAACGCCGGGCGCGCCGAATCAGCTTACACAGAGCTCAACACAAACCAACTAACAGCCTTCGTTGTCCTGGGGGAAGTCATTGCCAGTAAATCTAGGCATTCCACCATAGACGCTATTCACTCTGCTGGGCGGCAAACAGTCTATAGACAAATGCTTCTCAATAATATATATGTGTATCTTTTCGTACCGACTCATACAGATGCGACAGGTAGAGCGGCACGAGATGATGTGACGGATATTGCTAAATATATATTTAAGGCAATATTAGGGGACAACTACCCAACCTACTTTACTAACGACCCTGCAACAACACTAGCTCTCGTATCTCACGGGCAGATTGTGTATAAAGGTGCTTATTACATTCATGAGTTTCACTTCGAGGCTCAGTCAGACATTACGAATGAAGACATAGCGTCCCCTGACGTTACACGTGCATTTAGAGATATTCACATTGACTACCTCTACGATGATCTCGAGACAATACTACTCACACAAGACACGAATCTAGATGATGAGCCTCTTTGATAGGAATAAGGAATTACAAAATGACCAAGATTAATCTCCCGAATACAACTTTTAACATACTAGCTGACAACCAAGATGTCCAAAATAACCCGCACAGGGTTCTTGTTGTCGCTCAGTTAATATCCGGAACAGCTAGCCCTGCAGTTATCATAGAGAATGTCGGCTCCAATGGAGAAGAGGATACTTTGTTTGGCCTGCAGTCCCATGCAGCAGCTGTTGTTCGCGCCTTCCGGGCTATTAACAAAGAGACTCCTGTTGATGTTGTCGCGTATAGCAATGCAGGCGGTACCGCAGCTACTGGAACTATCGCTTTTTCGGGAACCGCAACAGCTGCCGGTACAATTAGCGTTGTAATTGGTTCAAATAGAACAAACACCTACCAAATTGCAGTAGCTTCTGGAGATACCGCAACTACAGTCGGCGCAGCGCTAGTAACAGCTATCGGAGCAGACACCCGCGCTCTTGTCTCCGCAGTCAACACAACTGGATCTGTAGCTCTGACAGCAATGAACAAAGGAACTGTCGGAAATACACTACCTCTCGAAGTACTAACTGTGCCAGCTGGTCTTTCTGTTACGATTACGGCAATGGCTTCAGGTGCAACAGACCCAACAATCTCTGGTCTCCAAGCCCTTATCGCTGGACGTAGGTACCAAGGTATCGTATTTCCTGGCACATGGTCGGTTGCTACTCTTGACACAATTATGGACACACGACTTAATGCTTCTGGTGTTGTACTTGATGGCATCGCCTGTGTTGCACAAGCAGAATCTGCAGCTAACCTAGCTACCTGGATTGCTTCTCTCAACAACCCGCTTATTATTGGGTTTGGAGAAAAGAAAGAAGCTCTGGCGTACTTGAAAGGTGCAAGCCACCGTGAAGTTCCTGACCATATATCAGCTATGTTCATGGCGATCCGTGCCCTGCGCTTAACAGAAGAGGCTCACATTGCAAACTATGTCCTGTCCACCAACAACGGTAAAGACCAGTTTGGCGGAACACATACAGCTTCTCTACCGTACTTTAACACACCGATCAGTCTTATCCCTGTTCTACGTGCCGGTGAAGGCTTTACGACAGCCGAAATTGCTACTTTGAAAGCTGCTTGTGTAAGTGTTATTGGAAATAACATAGCAGACAACACAACCATTATAGGAGAAGTTGTTACCACATACAAAACAGATGCGGCCGGGAACCCTAACACATCTTTCAAATACCTTGAAGCTATTGATACAATGTCTCAGATTCGCGAATACTTCCATAACAATTGCCGAGCTCAATACGCGCAATGCCGTCTAACAACAGGTAATTTAATCCCTGGTTTGACAATGGCAAACGCTGCATCGATCAAAGCTTTCGTTGTTAGCCTTTACGATGACCTAGCTGCAGAAGGCTTGGTTATAGATGGGGAAAACGCGATTAAATACTTTAAACGTAACCTACGCATCGAATTGAACATGACAACCGGAACCGTTGAAATTGACATGAACGTACCTGTGGTAGTTCAGCTACGTACAATTCTTGGTAATTGCCGTATTTCTTTTACAACCGAAAATTAAACTAAGATACACAGGGAGACATAAATGGCTATTCAACGTAAACTGGTTAACCCGGCGCTGATCATCGATAACTTGGTGGTTGCTTATGTCCCCAACTCTATCCGGTATACGGAAGGGTTTGGGGAGCAGCAATTCCGCACACAAACCGGCGGTGGCGGAACCATTCAACAGATCGTTATTGATGATCTAAGCAAAAAACGCTCTATGGTTAAATTCAAAATCGAAGGCACTGTTGAGAATATTGAATTCTTTCGTATTATTAAAGCGAACCAAGACGGTCACGTGGTCACTATTTCCGATGGGGACTTCACACGGACCATGACAGGCGCTCTTTTGGTATCTGATTATGAAGTAGACTTGAGCAACGAAGGCGAGATAGAGCTTGAATTTGTTGGCAATCCGATGAGATAATGGAAGGTGCTACTCAGGTAGTCATTTAAAACATTGTTTAAAGGCCATACAGGTATGCTACAGCCCCTTCTAGCGTATTTCGGCTAGGTAGGCAAGGGTTGAATCTAAAGCCCGTGTACGTGCGTGTATGGCTGTTTAAACACTATATGGAAAAGACACTATCTGGATGGCGGTCCGGACAGGAAAGGAATTCAGAAATATGAACAGTTTTTCATTTACATTAAAGAAGCCGGTGGAACTTGCCAAGAAAGGCGATGTAGAACTGGTATTCGAACTTGAGATTAGAGCCCCTACCGGGCAAAACAGAGCACAGCTTATTCGCCTGAAACAAGGGTTCATAAAAGCGATACATGACAATATCGCCACACATAAACAAGGAGCTGCTCCAGCCCCAGCAAACGCTACTACTGACAATGAGTCTGATAATCCTTTTGAAAACACAACCCCGCAAGAGGTTATAGGTGTTCTCTATAATTCCAACGTCGACCTTGTTTTAATTCAAGAAGAATTCAAGAAGCTACTGATGGCTGGAGGTGCGTTTGCGGACGGAGTTCAGCTAACTGGGTATCACCTAGACAGGCTTGATTTCGATGACTTCGAGGCGATCCTGGGGCAGTACTTAAAGGTTTTTATCGCACCCTCTTTGATCTAGATCTTGAAAAGAACCTGCTATACTACTTTGGCAGGTTGATGATCTTTTTCAAAGGTGGGATGACATATGAAGGCCTTATGAACATGCCGCTACCGGAATTACAGGAATGGATAGACGTCGGTATTAAGATTATTAAAGAAGACGAGCGCGAAGCAAAAAGAAAAGGGTAAGTCAGATGGCTAATTTTAATGTCGAAGGTGTGGTACGTTTAACCGACCAATTCAGCGCAACAGCAAGTAAGATAACCGCTGCCAGTGAAAAAATGAGCAGAGGTATGGAAGTTTTGAAGACACGCGCTAAACAACTTGCAGGTGTTCTCAGCCTAGCTTTTATCGGAAATAAGTTGAAGCATGGTTTCCTTGAAGGGGCCGCTGAGGAGAAGTTGGTTCGTCGATTCGATCACTTTTTCACGGCTGTTCAAAGTAAAGTAGGCATGACCAAAGACGTCCTTATGAAAGAGATTGAGGACTTAAAGTCCTTATCCGGGTTTGATGTTGAAGACATTATGGGGAATGTTACCGCGCCATTGTTAAGAAGCGGCAAGGTGACAGGAGCGAACCTCCTTCGAGCTCAGCAGTTAGCAGCCAACATCGCAGCTATGAACGGTAACGATGGAGCTGCGCTACAAGAAGCAGGTTCCCGAATCGCACAAGCTATGTCGAATCCAATGCGTGCGATGCGTATGGTTCGTGAGTTCATGAGCCCTGAAGAGTTCGAGAAACTAAAGCAAAGTATGAAAGGTCTAAAAAGCAGCGATGTGGCTGGACTACAAGATCAGATACTTAAAGCTTTAGAGAGTAAGTACAAGAGCGGTGCGGCAAGCATGGCCGACTCTATGTCGACAACTCTGCTCAGACTTAATGGGGCAGTTGGCGATATAAACTCCGGTATCGGTAACCTTATCAACTCCGCGCTTGGGGATGAGCTGAGATCTTGGGCAAGTGACGCACAAGAGTTAGCCTCTAAATTCTCCAATATTGGCTTAGAGCTTAAGAAGATACAGGGGTTTGGTGGAAAGCTTGACTATCTGTTTGACGCCTTTATGACAGCTCCTCCAGCTATTCGAGCGACCACAGTTGCTATTATGGGGCTCGGCGCCGCAATAGGCGGAGCAATTCTAGCAGCCATGGGACCTGTAGGATGGGCGATATTAGGGATAACGGCTGCGGTAGCCACTATAGCTTATTACTGGGACCCGATTAAGGCAGGCATCCAGGGCGTAGCTACAGAAATGACGCGGCTGTGGCAATCGTTCGCGATGACCGAAAGTGGTGTAACTGCTATTAACTTACTGAAGGCCGCCTTCCAAGGGCTGCAATCCTACATTGGTTTCTTGGTAGATTACTGGGTAGGAGCGTTTGAGAAGGTACTAGCTGTCGTCAATAAAGTATCTTCTACACTCTCTTCGGTTGGTTCAGTGATAGGGCAGACCTTTAGTGCTATGAACTCTCCACAGTTTGAAGGCGGGGACGCAGAAGCTGACTTTTATGTTAACCAGGGAAAGATTCCGGCTGCGCCAGGAATTCAAGGAGTCCCGCAACTAGGCGCTAAAGCGGAAGCTAAAGTAGACGGCCAGGTAAACATCACCATAAACGATAAAACCGGGGCGGCTACTGTAAACAGTACCTCCGCCGGAAACGTTCCAGTTAACGTAGGAAAGACGGCCGGTGGCGCGTACTCCTCAAATGGTCGCAGGCTACCAGCCGGTAGGTAATAAGCATAGGGAGGATCCATTGTTAGATCTAAACTCACTAAGTCCAGGATCGTTTAATGGGTCCGAATTTCTTATTGAAGAAAGCCAGGTGTCTGGGGGCCGTAAGGTAATTGTCCATGAGTTCCCAAACCAAGATACGCGGTATGTAGAAGATTTAGGATTACTAAATGAGACAATAAGAATCACGGCGGCAATCCCGACCGCTTCTTATTTCGCAGGTAGGGACTCCTTAAAAGCTTCGTTGGAATCCACGGGCTATGGGACTTTGATTCACCCATTCTATGGAATACGTTCAGCAGTTTGCACCGGATACGATATAGACGAGAGCCCCTCCAGTCTAGGGTACGTTAAAATTGTTATGACCTTGGTGGTCGGACAAGAGTTAAACTTCCCGGCTGGGGGCGGCTCACTATCCGGGATTCTTGGAGCTATCTCCTATGTCTTCTCAGTCTTTACAAGCGAGATGGATGATTCCTACGCACCAGAAACACTTCCGGCTAACGCTCGATCGACACTACAAGGACTGAACACCAGCATTGTAAACAGCTTTATCTCAGGGACCAACAACTACACTGTTAGAGAAGATCTAGACTACTCGGCTCTAGGGGAATTTCTAATAGCCGCGGAAGAGTACGAACGGGACAACAGTCTATTAGGCCCTGGCTCAGAAGTTGCTACTAGATACCTGGAATTGCTTACAAAGGTTGACAGTGTAACATTGTCTGGAACCGGAGGTTTCTCAGCGGCTAGTTCAGCTAGACAGGCAGTAAACACAGCGTTAGGTATCTACCAATCTAATTTCTCATCCGAATACACGATGTCAAGGACTATCCTTGCTCTCATGGTTGACGTTGGCCTGGTCCAGCTTATGCTCAAGAACCTCGTGGTCTGTAACTTTACCACAGTTGCGGACTTAGACGGTAAGGTCGCTGATGTGACAGCAGCGTACGAGGGAATTATCTCCAAGATAGATACCGTAGACGAGTTGTCTAGTCAGGTAGTTACACGTGCTGTGAAAAAAGTAGTCAGTTTCGCGGGCACAAGAGACGCTCTGACAAGCGCTTTTCAGTTGAGTATGGACAAAGCAAGCCAAGATAGGACAAGGCTCCCGTACGTAACCTACGTTTCGTGGGGAGTACATTCTGTGACAGGACTGACATACGCACTGTATGGTTCCCTAGAGAAAGACGAATCAATTCGAGAACTTAACCGTAGTAAATATCCAGACACTACAGCACTTGACATAGCCACAGCAGTTCTCACTAGCAGCGCTTGATATGGAAGGATAATTGACCATGATCTCACTAGTTGTAGCAGGTACAGAGTACACTAACTGGACTAGATCAGAAGTAACCCGGTCTTTATCGGATATAAGTGGCAGCTTTGTTTTAGACTTAGTAGCTGACAAAGCTACTCCATTTCCGGTACGTCCAGAAGATCCATGCACGATCCTGATCAACGGACAAACTGTACTGACAGGGTACGTAGATTCTGTTGAGGTCGAGTACAGCTATTCCCAGCATATTATTCGGGTTCAGGGGCGTGACGTAACGTGCGATATCGTAGACTCTCATTGCGATAATGGGCTAGAGTTTAAAGCGCCAATATCAATGGAAGAGGTTTGCCGCAAAACCCTTGAAGCCGCCGGGCTCTCAAATGTTCAAGTAAAAAATACGGTACAAGGACTGAAACCTTTCTCCAAAGAAGAGCTTATCTCCGGGAAGATTGGTGAGAAGTGTTTTGATTTCATGGACAAGTACGCTCTTAAGCGTCAGGTAGTACTCACAACAGACGGGCTTGGTTCTTTAGTCATCGCTAGGGCATCTACAGAGTCCACAGGATATGTGTTGCAGAACAGTATAGACAACCCATTCAACACTATCCTGCGCGCTTCTGTAATCTACGACCACAAGGACCGGTACAATAAATACATATTTGTTTCCCAAGCAAACTATTCGGCTGACCCAAAGAAAACAGAAAAAGTTGCCAAGACTACACACCGCAGATCAGAAGCAATAGACTCAGAGGTTCGCGCCACCCGCCAGTATGTAGCTATTGATGAAGGAAGCTCTCCAGAAGCTGCTATGAAAGATAGGGCGTCGTGGGAAAAGAATATACGGAAAGCCAACAGCTTTAAATACAAAGCAACCCTGGTAGGGCATTCACCAGTAGGTCATGAAGGGGTCGCATACAAGCCAAACGAACTATTCCAGGTAGAAGATGATTGGGCAAGCGTCTATGAAGAGCTACTGGTAGTCGAAGTCGTGTGTGAGTTATCGGTCCAGTCAGGAAGTCTAACGACTCTGACACTAATGTCTAGGGACGCGTTCGAACTTCTACGAGAGCAGAACGCGGGCAAAGGAGCCACAGATTCCGGACAGCCTTCTGGCGCCGGAGCTACTACCGCACCCTCATCGAATTCATTGTCAAGTTACAATAACGACACGTCAAACTTTGCTAGTAAATATAAAGAGAAGAGGTAACCCATGGAACGTGAAATAACACCTGAAGAGAAGATCGTTGCTGAGTTCGAAGGCCTTAGGCTAGAGGCGTACTTATGCCCAGCCGGTGTTCTTACAATTGGATACGGGCATACCGGGCCAGATGTGTTTCATGGACAGGTTATCACTAAAGAAGAAGCCGCGGACCTACTTTATACAGACCTGAATAAGTTCCGCCAGGCAGTCGTTAGTCTAGTTGACGTACCTCTGAACAGCAACCAGTTTGGTGCTCTTGTGTCCTTTGTGTATAATGTAGGTATCGGCGCATTCAAAGCCTCTACATTACTACGTAAATTAAACCAAGAAGACTATGAAGGTGCTGCTAACGAATTCAAACGTTGGAACAAAGGCGGTGGACAAGTTCTCAGAGGACTTGTTAGACGCCGGGCGGCTGAGGAAGCACTGTTTCGGCTACCCACCTAACCCAAAACCCTAAACGCTGTGTATGGTCTTCTAAACGCGTTCTAGAACTATATGATCTTTTAATTCTAACTTAGTTAAATTGCATAGGAAATCCAGATGGCTGACAGTAATATACGACGTGGATATACCCTAGAGGTTCAAAAGGACGCGGACAACTACCCAGTAGTGAAGACGGAGTACTTTGGGCAGAAATGTGAAGTTGAGGTAATCTCACCGTATGGCATCTATAGCGGTATTCCAAAAGAAGCTGAGGGAGTTATCCTAAACATCGGACGGAACGAGGAAAACCGGGTAGCTATACTGGATACCCCGCGGACAAGGTTTAAGAACCTAAAGGCCGGGGAGCTAGTACTCGGTAACACAATGACGCGCTCTAATATGAAGTTTAGTGAAGATAAGAGTATTAATATTACTGGAGCGAATAATACTTTGATTGTGATTGATGCGGACGGAAATGTTAGTATAACAACAGCCGGCACGTTTACAATTAATGCCACCGGTAACGTTGTTATCAATGGAGCTGAGATTCACCTGAACGGGTCGTCGGTTGGTCTAGCGAGACTTGGAGACAGTACCCAAACAGGTGGTCTTATTACAAGTGCAAGTACAACAGTCAAAGTAGGGTAGGGCTTTAGGTTACATGGGTGAGTTTACCTGGCTTTTCGTCCGTACGTAAGTTTTTGGAAAGGAGTTCCTGTGATGACGATCCCAGCTTTAGATTTAAAACTAGTGCCGGTCCTGTCAGATGATACGTCATTAGAGTATTACGATCTTGAGCTTACAGACCTTGGAGACATCACCTCGGCAGATGGTTATGCGTCCCAAATACTTGTGTCTATCTTCGGGCAAAGAAGAGCAAAGAGCTACGAGGTAGGCGAGCCTAGATACAGACGCGGCTGGTGGGGAAACACATTATACGCCGACGGTCATGAAGATGGATCTCGTCTCTGGCTTCTGGAGCAAAGCAGACTAACACAAGGTATACTGAGACTTGCGGAGCAGTATACACTAGAGTCCCTTCAATGGATGCGCTCTGATCTAGACATTAAAGATATCCAGGCAACGGCTACAGCGAAACTGCAAAATAACGCTCCAGTAGTTGTTTTAGATATCCGTCTTATACGAAACACTAATGAGTCAACGAGTACTACGTTTACCGTGTGGTCCTCAACTAAGTAATTTAGGAGTAGGTTTTATGTCGATAAAGTTCCCACGCAATCGTAAAGAGATTTCTGATCGCATGAAGTCTGAGGTAAAATCTGCTCTGCCCGGCTCCGATCCCTACTTGAAAAACAGTTTCCTAGGCGCTCTTCTGACCTCCTTGGCCGGCCGGGTGTATGAATCATATCTTCAGTTGAAGAATGCCTTGCTTGAAATGTTTCCCGATACAGCCTCTGGAATTTTTCTGGATCGTTGGGGCAGTTATGTGGGTATAAACCGCCTACCTCCTAGTGTTAGTAGAGGGGCCGCTGTGTTCACAGGGACTCACGGATCCCTAGTACCGGCTGGAACAGTGGTATCATCCTCTGAAGGCGTTACCTATCAAACGCTAACCGACGGGTACATCGCCAACACGGTAATAACCCTCAGCTCCTTGACTAGGGCTGGTTCAACTGCTACCGCCGTAACGACAGGTGTTCACAACTTTGCATCCGGAATGGAAGTTGTAATTGCAGGGGCGACTCCTTCCGGGTACAACGGCACACAAACTATTACAGTCGTAGACGCAACTACTTTTTCTTTCTCCGTTGATTCCTCACTGTCCGCAAGCCCGACAGGCACCATTTCAGCAACAGCCACCTTTGTTGCCTTAGACATGCGCTCTGTAGAGACAGGGTCTGTGACAAACATAAACGCCGGTACAGAGCTGACTTTGAACGTAGTTTTAACCGGAGTAGATAGTACTGTATTCACTTCACTGGACGGATTCACTGGTGGGGAAGATCTTGAAAAAGATTACGCCTACAGAGATAGAGTCCTTTACCGGTACCAGAATCCGGTAGCTTTGTTCAACACCGCAGCCATTACTAACAAAGTATTTGAGGTGCCAGGTGTTAGCCGTGTTTGGGTCCACCAAGCTGGAACTAATGGCGTGCTGTCTCCTATCTCAGGTATCACTAGAAGCGGAAACTTCGCTACATTAACATACCCAGGACGTCACTTCATAGAAGACGGTCAGTATATTCAAGTAAGCGGAGCAGATCAAGCAGCCTACAATCGTCGTACTAAATGCTTGTCTCTCTCAGATACAACTGTAGGGTACTTTGTGGACGGCAGTCCGACTACCCCGGCCACCTCGGCTGGCGGGCTATACTGTCAAGCACAGATACCAGGAGGTCAGGTGAAGATCTACAGTGCTTTCGATGCGCGTGCAGACCCTATTCCAACATACACTGATTTGGCAACTATCACAGAAAAAGTACTGTCCATTAAACCTGCTCACGTGGCTGATGGGGACGTGTTCGTACTAGCTCCTGTCAGGAAAACAGTCGACTTTGTATTTACATCACTTACACCTAACTCTACCGCTGCTCAAGACGCCATTACAACTGCTCTACAAGCTTTGTTCTCACAAGATACATCTGTTGGAGTGAGTATTCAAGACTCGGCATATATTGCAGCTATATGGCAAGCTACCGACTCCGTTGGTACGACGATTAGGGATTTTACGTTAAGCTCTCCCTCCGGGGACGTCACCGTCGCTGACGGCGAGCTGCCAGTTCTCGGGACAATTACCTTCCCATAATGCTTAAGAACTTATTTCAGGAGGCCTGATAAATGGGAACCCCTATATTTAACCCCCGGTCGTTAGACACACATTTACAAACAGTGGTTGAATTACTCCCCGGGGGAAGGCCTTTCCTGGCTGCCCAGATACCGGGGACAACCTTTAGAAAGATGCTTCTTGGGCTTGTGTCCATTATTAAAGACCATGAAGATACGTTATTACAAATAACAGAAGAGCATTATATAACGGACACTACCCTTCTTATTGATCAATGGGAGCGGGCGTTAGGGTTACCGGATCGATGTCTTTCTGTGTCCGGTAAGACGTTGTTTGAGAGGCGTAACCAAGTATTATTCAAGCTGGCCGCCAGCATTCAAACCGCTGAGGATTTCGTCTACGTCTGTAGCTTTGTAGGAATTGATATTCGAATCCGGCCATGCGCGTCTTATGGTATTTTCGCACTACCATTTGGCGTTACTTGCTTTGATCGACCGCAGACAGCCCGGTTTACCGCGCACGTAACAGTGCTCGTAGACTCATTTCCAAACCTGTTTCCATTGGACTTTCCTATTTCTTTTGGAAGCTCAACAGTAGATAAGATTATATGTTTCCTACGTCGAATAATTCCAGCGAATTCCCTTCTCTTATTTAATTACGAACTCAATGATCAGAGTTCTTTTATCCTTGAGAATGGTTCTAAGTACTTGGTTACAGAAGACGGTTATTACTTAACCCCAGAATAAGATAGAAGGAAAGAGATTACACTATGTCAAACAAGAAAATATCGCAGCTTCCGGACGGCGGTACCATTTCCGCGCTGGACCTAGTTCCGATAGTTCGGTCTGGGGTCAACTACACAGTAGCCGGGTTTGGGTCTATGTCGTTACAGGAGGCTTCTAATATCAACGTCACTGGAGGCACGGCTAGTGGAGTTACCCTAACCAACCCAGTGATTGGAACCATTAAAGACGGTAGTTCTAACACTGCTTTTGTCATTTCCCCAAGCTCAAGTGCTGTATCATATGTGACGGTAACAAGCGCTGCCAGTGGTAGCCACCCTTCCATAAACGCCACCGGAAGCCCTACCGACCTACACTTAGTTTTAGGAGCTAAGGGTACTGGCGTCGTTAAACTGTACCCCGGATCTTCTTCCGACAGCACCTATTTGTACCGTGGAAGCGGGCTGTACTACGCAGAAATAACAACGGGTGCTTTAGGCGCCAATAGAGTGTACACGCTACCAAACAAAAGCGGTACATTCGCAATGACTAGCGATCTGCCGGTATACGGGACAATCTATGGGACAGCAAATGAAGTTACGGTAGTTAACGGGGACCTGGCCACTGGTAACCCTATAATCTCCTTACCCTCCGCGCTAACATTCACTGGAAAAACAGTGACTGGTGGTGTTTTTACATACCCAAGTATTGCCGTTAAGACCACTGAGTTTTCTATTCGGGATAATAGCGACACAACAAAAATAGGGACATTCTCGGCTTCCAGTATTGGAACCTCTACAACCAGAGCATACACCCTACCTAATGCTAATGGTACTTTGGCTCTTACACTAGATATCCCGGTAGCTGCTAGTATCTCGGACCAGGAATCGGCATCCTCCTCAGCCGTGTTTGTCACCCCTGCAGTTCAGCAGAGTCACCCGTCAGCGGCTAAAGCATGGGTTGTATGCGACGACGTTGGGACCATCACAGCAAGTTACAACATAACGAGTGTCACTGATGCAGGCACAGGGCTACTCACAGTTACTATAGCTACAGATTTCAGTAGTGCAAACTACTGTATTACCGCAACGGCCCGGACAGGCTCCGACATGTTCATAACCTGCACATCTCAAGCAGCAGGCAGTGCTGACTTCGGGTGTTGGAATGCTTCTGGAGCACTTGCGGATCCTGTACGCTGGATGATAACGATGTATGGAGATCAATAATGAGAGTAGTATATAAAGACCCGGACTCTGACGGAGTTATTGTGGTAACTCCTATCAATAAAGAGGTGCTTGAAGAACAGTTTGGAGAGCTCACCGTTCCTGAATATGAAAGCTTGATACTTAGAGGAGTTCCCGCTGACGTTACGGAATATTTCGTTCTAACAGTTGAAGATTTGCCGGCGGACAGAGAATATAGAGCTGCTTGGAGGCTATCTCCAGAAGGCGCTGTATATATCGATCTACAGCTTGCAACTAAAATGTCTTTGGAAAGAATACGAGAAAAGAGAGCACCTCTGCTTGTCGAATCAGACAATCTCTTTATGCGAGAAGTTGAACTCGATAACAAGGAGAAAATTGCTGAGCTTAAAATCTACAGGCAGCAACTTCGCGACGTTACCGCCGACGTAAAAACAGTCCAGTCGATTGCTGAGCTGATAACCGCTATGGAAGCTGCGTACCTATTTCTAGACACCACATTCAATGGAGCAAATTTAAATGATTAACATTTCAAATAAAACAGATGGTGTAGATACCCTCGCGGCTTCTGAGTTTAACGACCTCAAAAATGAAATTCAGAATGTCATCACCTCGTCCGGCCTGGCACTGACAACAGCAGACCTAGCACAGTTAGGTAAAGCAGTAGCAATGTACAGTGCGGGTGCTGATTACTACACAGACACTGGAACAGTCAACACCTACGTACTAGGAGCTGTTGGATCAAAACAAACACCAAGCACCTATTTCCTAGGTATGCGTGTGCGTTTCCTGCCAACAAATGCTAACACAGGTGCTTCTACTGTAAACGTAGCAGGTCTTGGTGCCAAAGCTATTTTACGTACGTTCAACCCGACGCAGCTAGGAGACATTACCACCGGCCGTCACGTCGAGCTCGTGTACAACGGATCAGAGTTCTCCATCGTTAACGCTGGCGACCTCGGAGCTTCAGCTAGCACATTTCCAATCTCTGCTGGTGGGCGACTAACGATCAGCTCCTCAGATCCCGTTGGCTCTGGTACCGGGTCTACCATCTACTACCTGCCGTACAACGATAACAGGCTTTCTCTTTGGAACGGGTCTACCTGGTCTACCTACGCGTTCACAAGTATCTCAGCTGCTGTACCTGCGGCAGCCACCCAGATCTATGATGTTTGGGGATTTATCACAGGAGGAGCACCTGCACTAGAGTTTACAGGCTGGACAAATGACACAACACGTGCGACAGCACTAACCAGGCATCAAGGTGTTCTTGTGAAGTCAGGGGACGCAACTCGTCGTTACCTTGGAACCATTAGAACAGGTTCGTCCGCTGGTGTTGTACATGATACCACAGCACGCAGGTTTGTATGGAACTATTACAACCGTATAAACAGGAAAGGTGAGGGTACTGTACCTACTGCCAGCTGGGTGTACGACGGATCTACGCCACGTGCGTGTAACGCTAACACAACAGAAGGTGAAGGACGTGTGGCCCTAGTTGTTGGTGTTCTTGAAGAAGCTGTCCAAATCAGAAGCAAGTCTACAGTCGAAACAGACAGTGCTTCTCCAGTACGCCCGTTGTCCGCAGGATTTGGGGTCAACAGTACAACGGTTCTTTCAGGTTACACAAACCAGCACGTAGCTTTGGCAGGTAACGCAATTATCATGGGGGTTTCTGAACCATTTGAATTGGCGTACGCTGGTTTCCATTATATCCAGAACATGGAAGACACCAATGGCACACCAGTAAACACATGGTATGGTAACAGTACTGATACGAATGCTATTGGGTTTATTGCTCGCATGTAGCCACAGTCGGGGACTTCGGTCCCCCATCTTCCAGCACTACAGGGGAAAGAGTCGTCTGATGAATAGTAGAAATGATAGAGACAGGACCGTCTCAGAGGTCCGTACGCGCCCGCGAGAAAAGCGGTTAACTGACGCGCAGGATATGACTCACCTGGCTTCCTCGCTCATCCTAGAGCGCCTGGAAGCTATTCAAGATAGTCTTAATACAATGCACAAAGATGTGCGTGAATTACAGGATGATATGCTCCGTAGAAATACGGTAAAGAAGCTATTGATAGCTGTTGGAAGCGGGATGTTAGCCGCCTTTGTTTGGAGCGTCGAGAAACTTATATCAATGAAAAGTTAATACGAAAATTAAACCTACACCTGTCCTAATTTAAAGTAGGTATACCTTCCCCCCCCCATTCCTACAATCCATGATATAGTTCTCTATGTTCATTTGTCAACCTCCCTATTATTAAATATTTTAAAGGTATTAAAAAATGTTTCAATTACTGCTCCCAATCCTAGGAAACATCCTGAGTAATGTCGTTGACCGGGTATTACCAGGGGACAATCCTGAAATAGCTAAGATAAAGTTACAGATGCAGCAAGAGCTTAATACAGCTATGCTAAATGTAAACCTGGAGCAGTTAAAGATCAATGCCGCTGAGGCAGGGAACCCGAACCGAACATGGCTTACATGGAGAGAGGCCCTGGGATACATCTGTGTGTTCGCAGTTGCCTATCACTTTATCTTTCAACCAATGATTGCGTTTGGGTTAAGTGCTTGTGGGGTTGTATTTGTACTACCTACCCTAGAGACAGCTAACCTGATGTCTATCCTTGCTGGTATGCTGGGTATTCACTACACAGACTCTAGGTTTAACAGTCCTGAAGGTTCTATGCCAAACGTGCCTAAGGCCTCTGTAGGAGGTCGTATAGCACCACAGAATCAGCATGGTATTGATTACTCAAAAGGACGTGTTGTGGATGGTGCATGGGTGCCGGACGGTAATTGAGGTATTTATAGATTATACAGAAGGTGTATGTTTAGCAGCATCTTCTGTATATTTATTGAATGGTATATAAAACTGGGAATAGTTCACTCTGGTGGTGAATAACGTGTGGATATGTATGTAAGGGTGTATTAGACATGCTGGGCACATGCTTAGTATGCCCTTACATACATGTTCAGATAGGCGGCTCAGGACCACCAAGACGGCCCGTGGGACGCCATTAAACCTGCTGCTTTATGATTGAGAGCATGCCATTCAAGTATATATTCTCGATCCATTCTGTCACTTTGGACAGTATCTGCCAGCTGAATCAGTCTATCGAGTACTTCTATATATTCTTTCAGGGAATCTAGATTGTCTTCTGTATTACGCCCAAGGACCTTTAGTATACTTGCAGCCTCTGTTCTTTGTGAAATCAGGATATATACAAAATCACAATGGACTTCTTCAGGATTGTATGTCATTCTCGGCCTCCGCTAGCATTGTATAAGCTTTCTCAACAACTTCTTCAATTTCCCTAGATGTTAGTTCCATATAGTACCGTGTTGAATACAGGTCTATAAGTTCTCTAACCTCTACCATCTCCTCATCTGTCAGTGACTTATTGTTGCTTACAATCTCCTCAAGTCGTTCATACCGATAGTCGTGAAGGCTTGGAAGAGACCCATCTACTAAATCAAATGTCTCGTCGCACCATGTTGTTCTGTAAGGTGTAAACTTTGCCATGGCTACCTCCATCTTCTTCTCTGATTACCTTGCCGTCCTATGATAAATAATATAGTTCTTCTAAACTCAATTTCAAGCCCCCAATCCAATCTTTCTTATGATTAGTACGATGATAAGTAATACAACACCTATCTCTACTATATACTCACCAACGAACTGGTCTAGCTTAGATCGGTTTCTTCTTCTTGATTGCTTCTTCATCTTAACTGCTCCCTGGATTCGTCATGGGTTTCTTATATTTAATTAGATAGAATTTTTATTCTTAAAATCAATAGCAAATCACGAAGTTCTTCAATATTATTCCAAAATAATACATAATCTAGATCTTCTGGGTTGATGACACCGGCCTTTGTCATCTCTTTCTTCATCACGGAGAATATTCTATCGAAGTAAGGTGTTTTGTACACTAGGATCGGTATCCTTCTCTTGCTGTAGAGTTGGTTGTGTACACAGATGTCGATAAGCTCGTCTAACGTACCGAGGCCTCCAGGAAGTGCAAGTACAATGTCTGCAAGGTCCTTCATTACCTCCTTACGCTCTCCCATTGTTTCCACAACGTAGCTATCAGTCACATGAATACTAAGGCCCTCAATGTCTAGCAGGTGCTCTGTAATCACACCATGGACCCTTGCTCCCCTGTTACGGAACTCACGGGCCACTGCATTCATAACACCTCTAGCCCCACCTCCGTAAACAAGATCCAGCCCGAACTCTTCTACTAGTAGAGCAGCCGCATCAGCGGTAAGTCGCTCAACTTCTGTGGAAAGGACGCTATCCCGTGCACTACAGTATACGGCTACTGTTTTGTATTCTCTATTCATTACTAGCTCCCTTCCCTTTTCACGTGACGTTAACTATCTTAGGACCGTACTGTTATTTTACGTAACTTTCTGTCCACTGACAGCACTTCCAACATCTTGCCTGTCATATCTTGTAGGTATCCTACGGGTTCTGCAAAGTTAGAAGAGTCGAAGGTAAGCTCTAAAGTACTTCCCACCTCATTACTGACAAGCGGTACAACTAACTTCATTCTAACACTACCAACTATATCCATAACCATCATAGCATAAATCATCTTAAAGATCCTTTCCTTAATTATAAACCAGTAGAGCCAAATCCTGAGGAGCCTCTAGAAGTGTCCACAGCGTCCTCTGGAGCGACTTTATTAAACATACCTCTAAACACAGGGGCGAGAACTAATTGAGCTATCCTGGAGCCTTTAGGAAGGCTTACAGAGCCCTCTAACGTTGTAAGCATTAGTATTACTTTTATTTCACCACGATAATCTGGGTCAACTGTACCTGGGCTGTTTATGACTGTTACGCCTTTCACGGCGAGTCCGGAACGAGGACGAACCTGCAGCTCTAGCCAGGGAGGAATATCTGCAAGAACCAGGCCGGTACGTACAACTACTGGTATGCCTGGTACGAGTTCCACATCCTCTACGCTATGTAGATCAGCTCCTACGGCAAGATCTGACGAGTACACTGGAAGCTTTGCCTCTTCGTGATTGAATGTAAATTTAACAGGATTGTTCATAATAACCTCCTTCAATATAACATATAGTTTTTATTCTCTAATTGTCAATTTATTCGTCTTTTACATTATTATAAAATTCAGTTATCCGTATCCAGGCCGCTTCGGCTTTTGTTATTTCTGGGTACATCTGAACTGCTATTGTGCTATTGATTACAATTAGTTCGAATATAGCTACGTCCTGCATAAATGTTCCAAAATCTATCTCACCGGCAAATAACTTCGGAGTTAGTATGAGCCAAGGAACAAAAATACTAAACTGATTCTGGGACACGGAAAACAAGGTAAAGAAAAATGATGTCTTCAAGTAAGATTTAATTGACAATACTAACTCTCTGAAATTTTCCTTCGCAGTAAAGTCCCCGTTATCCATGTGTATTTTAACTAGAGACGTCCTGTAGTTGGCTTCCCTGACTTTTACGTGGTTGTTAACATCGACCAGCCGACGCCTAAATAGTCCGGCTCCAAGGACAACGATCACAGTATAGATTAAACTACTGTAAAGTATGTGTGGGTTGTTTTTGGAGCCTATAAGGAGTACGACAACGAGAGCTGCTGAAATTACGAACTCTAATGCTACTTTAATAGCCGCATCCGTTGCCAGATTACAGTCCTCTGCAATTCTTTGATCAGGGTTCGTGGCGCCTTTGATCTTTCCTGACTGCACCCAGGATTTAAGAAGCACCTTAGACAGTGACTTACGCACCTCAAGAGCTGTTAAACGGGCTACATAGCTCTTAAAACCTTGTGTGAGAATCAGAACTACGAGGACGGAGGCGAAGAGCATTAGGCCGTAGCTAAGTTCGTCAGCCGCTCGTCGCTCTAGTACGTTGAAGAAAACCTTCCTTACATCTGGAATGAGTTGGGTGGCGTATATTTCTACAGATATGATTGTAAGGAGGAGTAACACTAGGCCGGTTATAAGCCTTTTATCTATTTTAGATAGTAATTTTTTATACATTGGACGGATCTCCTGTGTCCTTATATAACGTATATGAAGACATCAATACCCAGGTATTTAGCAGCTTGAAGCACATGTTTCAGTTCTAGAAACGGTACGATAGGAGGATACCCGTCATAAAGCATCTCGCCAGTCGCCATCTCTAAAGCATCTAAGTCTTCCCAGTAATATATTAATATCTCGCTTGTTTTTGTTTTATCGGACCTTAACTTGAAGGTGTAATTATCACCGGGGACCTTTAGTAAGACCGACCGACCTTTACGTATGAGCGTATGCCCGGATGGTAGAGGATAGATTCCTCCTACGATAGAAGGGTCTAAGGGATCGAATACATTCTGTGAATTCTTAGATACAGTCATGACACGACCTCCATCAGGCTTACACCTTGTTTAAAGCGGCCCAGGACACCGGAAACAGAGGTTCCACGATGTTTTTTATAGCCCCTGCAATATGTTGAATTTCTTTCTGCGCATGTGAGTCAATTCGGAGCTTGTAAACCCGCACATACGCTGCTAGACTACCTGTCCAGATCCACGAGGTCATCATTGACTGCGGAAGGACCATTCGAGCCATCTCAGGAGCTACGCCAGCTTCCAGCATGTCATTATACAGACGTGAAGCATGTCGTAAGTAGTCTTTATAGACGTCTTTTAGGTTAAGTCCGCCCATCTCCTCGATTACCTCTTCTGAGCTCCCCTGCTTGACAGACCCTTCTGGCTTGCGTCTAAACCCATCTGGCATGAAGAATTCAGGATCATCTTTAACATACCGCCGAGATACTTCGTTCTTGTCAAGGATAATTCGATCTCCTGATCCTGCAAAACCAATAACATGTTTCTCTAGTTGTCGCGCAATGAATATAGGTATTGTAACCCTTACCTGTATCTGCGGATGGTGGAAAGGAGATATGTGGTTATGAGAAGCAAGGTAGTTAATAAGCTTAACGTCCTGCTCTCTAATCGTACCGTCATCATTAAGCGCTGATTTCTTAGCAAAACTGACCCTAGCACAATCAGCGACTGTAAGGTCCGATCCCATGTGGTCTACATATTCTACAGAAAGAGTCATGATATTACCTACCTTTATTTCCCTAACAAGTTTTTAATAATAGATCCTAAAGAGCGAAGTATTGATCTTAGACTATTTTTTATGTCAGACCACGGTGACGGGACTGGGTTATTCCGATTTATAAACACTGGTTTCTGGTGTAGGATATCCCCCTTAGGTCCTTCAACTCTATGTAAAGTGAATGTGATAGGCCTTCCTACAGGTGCTGTTTTCATGTAATCTATGTCAACAGCGTACAGTCCTGTGTGGTTACTATACTCAAGTCCCAACATGTCAAACACTCTATAGATTTCTATACCGTCAACTACGCCAGAATCTGCTTTGACGACTACTCTGTCGGTAAATCCTGGTCGAGACACTAGGAAAGAGTCGTCGCCTAGGCGCTCTACTTCTATTACTACAAATGGTTGCATCTCGACCTCCATCAACTATTCAACGGGTTCGTCTATATTAAATCTCTTTATAAACTGCTCTAGCCTGTTTCTGGCTTCTAAAACCTCTACTTCCAGTCTCATCACTTCCACGTTTACACCGTGAAGCGAGTGCGCAGAGGCGCTGATGACGGCCTCTAGGTAATCGTCAGTAACCTCGTATAGTTCTTTACGTAGCTGAATTACTTTTTGTCGTACCGTGTCAGACTCTGCTATGTTAATTACTTTTCCCATTGTACTTATCTCCCAAGGCAAAGGTCGTCGAGTCTTTTCATAGTAAGAACCGCATCATCGTAAGCTTCTTTCGCTTCGATATACTCAGGAAGCTGCTGGTAGTTCTCCAGATGACGCAATCGATTCTCCACCATTTCTAAGTATTTAGTTGTTATTACTACTTTTTCTTTTAGGCTTCTTTTAAGAGCGACGTTTGTCGCCAAGAATATCAAAGCTTCCATTTTAACGTCACTCCCTTATTATGTTAATATCTCATACATAACATTATATAGACTTAAATATCTCAGAGTCAAGACATTCTATCAAATAATTTTACATCAGTATCTCTGAGCGGCCCAAAAACCTTAGAGATCTCCTCCATAACAATACCCGGATCGAAGGATTTACAGGAGTAGACATCTACCATAAGAAGACCTGTTTCGACCCAATGATGGAATGCTATATGTGATGTGGCAAGGTTGATGCTACCTGTCGGCCCCTCATTACCAGGGTCTCTTACGACAACGCATTGGGGTTCTGTGACGGGAACCATACCTATAGCATGCACCAGGTCTGTAAGGAACCTTTTCCCGTCCTCTTCTCTGACGTTCCCAAATTCGGCGTACGTACGCACTAACATATGCTGGTGGATTGGTACAAAGCGATCCATCTAATTATCCTCCGTCTTATAAGTTCTTACAGCTCCTATTGCACTAAACCCTCCGTAGAAAATCTGTGCAATTAGAGTGCTAAAATCGTGAGCCAGTAAGGCCCCAAGGCCGAAGCCCAGGGCCGCCACTACTCCAAGAATAAATGCATGAAAGTGAAACCGGGGGTACAAGGAAAGCAACGTTATCGACGCGATCCCTGTCACCATTCCAAGAGTTCTACTGAGAAATATTATATCCATATCACCCCTCGCATGAAGAACAGGTACTTGTGTAATTCACAAAGTCACCGGCCGCAGCAGCACTTGACCTTACATAATAAAGACTTTTCAGTCCTCGTTCGTAAGCCAGTAAATGCCACTGGTTAAACACATTCTTTGGTACATCATAATAACAATACAGATTAAAGCTCTGTCCTTGGTCAATGAATAATTGTCTTGTTGCAGCGAGTTCTACAAGATCTACTTGATTAATCTCTTTGGCCGTCTTAAACACGTCTTTTATATGCTGATCAATATCAAGCCCTTGAACACTTCCCTTTGCCTTCTCAACAGCCTTCCAATCTTCTTCTGATAGAATACCAAGCTTCTCAAGCTCGGTGTTATACCTTAGAAATGATTTTTTAGACGACCTGTGTAGGTAGGCGTTGCTTGGTATAGGGTTAATACCTTCAGACACAAACCCGCTAACAATACTATTACTAAACGTTGGCGCTACGGCCAATAGATGCGTGTTACGGCGGCCTAAGCTCTTACACCACTCAGGAGCACCTCTTTCTCTAAACAGCCTCTCAGAGGCCTTGTATGACTGCTCACGTAACTGTTTAAAGATCTGGTAGTTTAGTTGGGCTGACTCCCTAGAACCAAACACAAGCATCTTCTTTTGAAGCAGTGTGTGGAATCCAAGGACACCGAGTCCAAGAGCACGTGATTTAACCGCAAACCTGACTGCTTTCTCAAGACCAGGAAGCTTGCTTGCTTTTACTATAAACTCTTCCATAACATCGTCAAGAAGCTCGACTGCAACATCAACAACATCTGTGTCTTTCCATTCGTCGTATTTTGCAAGGTTTAGAGATGATAGACAACATACAAACGTATGATCCACGTCGCTATGAAGCATAATTTCACTACAGTTACCTGTTAGAATACCATTAAAAACTACCTTGTGTTCAAGTGGTTCGTTAACACAATAAGTGTCATGAACGCCAGGAACCTCTTCAACGCTAACAACTCTTGGGAAGTGTTCTGCTGAACGGTTTACCTGATGATCTTTTATAACAAGTCTTTTGAACTCGATACCAAGTTCTTTTAGCTTTGATAGACCTGAGTGCGGAACCAGTAAGCGATGTACTTCTTTAGTTTGATATTTCTTAGATCCGCCTCGCCCATCCGGGAGTACGGAGTGTCCGGCGGCCTTTGCCATTACAACCTTAGAAGATACCCCTAGAGTCTCTAACATACGCTGAACGGCTCTAATGCCTTCCAGCCTGATAGATGCTATTTGCAGGGACTGCGCACCGTTATTATATGTAACACAACCATCCGCATCTGCGTATCCGGCAAACCATTTGAGCCTATAATCTACAGTAGCGTTTAGCGGAACGAAATCCTTGCTATGTAGATTACTTACCCGAATCCGGACACGTCGCGATGGCTCATTAACTGACCTACTTTTATAACCGTCTGTATCTATTAACTTCTCCAACGCCAGTTTGTCATGGTACAGGTCGACAAAGTTTGCATTATTATGAGAAGTGCCATCTCCTAAGAAGAACCCGGCCGTGTAAGGATCTGGGAGACCATCGTCATTGCCCACGTCTACAACAGGAAATACTACTCTCATTAGCCTATCACCCTGTTTAAGATCGGTCGCCCGTACCTCTAAATAATCTCTAGAATGATATTTATCCAGTTTGTAGAACTTATGGTCCGGTGTAGCCAGGACACTTCTTCCGTCACTTAGTGTGACGCGTAGTAACTTCTTACCAGTCCCAGTCTGTGTGACAGGAGATAAAGACCACTGACTACCGTTCCACACGTTAAGTACCTGTCCGGCAACCTTCTCAATCTCAATATATCCATATTCTTTAGTTAGAAGTAAGGTGTCGCCTGATACACATAAGTTTGACGCGCTTACTTTATACTCCGGGAAATCAGGATAGAGGACATCCTTATTAGCAGTATCGGAGAAAAATATGTAAGGCTCGCCCATCTCCAAGCGTTCTTTAAGGATTAAGGCCCACAGCCTGCGCTCCTTGTCATGACCTTCTTTTAATCTTTCCATGAACACATCAGGTATTTTCACTGCAATATTCGTATCAAGACATTGGTTACGCGGATCTCCTTCCGGTCTCCTGATGCGAAGGAAGTCCTCAAAATCAGGATGGTATACGTCAAGATAAAGTGCAACAGAACCACGTCTAACGTTCCCCTGTCTAACTTTATCTATGATCGTGTCGTATAGCTTGCTCCACGGTATAACACCGTTGGACGTCCCGTACCCGCGTATTGGAGCCCCTCTTTCTCGTAAATTACTGAGGTCGACAGCTGTCCCGCCACCGGCCTTGGTCAGGCGCGCAAGCTCATATCCTGTATCGAATATACCGTCCAGGGAATCGTCAGCCACGGACGAGAAGCATGATATAGGCAAGCCTCTGTCCGTGTTAAAGTTGGCAAGGACTGGTGTACTTGGACATATCCAGCCGTTCCATAGATACTGAAACAGCTTCTGATTTCCTCTTGCGATACGTTCAAAGGCATCCCGGGGAGATTCCCCCGGAATTGCGCTCTTTGTAAACTGCTCTAAGGAGGCCTCCTCCATCCAATCAGGTACTTTAACTGTCATTTTGTCTATCCTCATTTTTTGACATTTCATGCAGAAGAATAGTGTTTAAAACCTCGTGAGTCAGTGAGAAATCTTCTTTTGCTAGTTCTTCTAGTTCCTCATTAGTGAAAACAAGGTAAATAGCGTCCCTACTCTCTCTATCTTCCCAACTATCTATGATGCGCTCATTTTTATCATCCTTGAGACGAGGTTTGTGAGGACTTTGTTTACCGTGGTTTTTGAAGTTTTCGACAACACGCTCTTGAATACGTAAACTGACTACATGATGTCTTAGAGGTAGGTGAATCGTATGCGTGACGTCAGGGTCTATGTTCTTAGCTATAACACCCCCTATCAACTCATAACCATCTTCTAGTACTGTAACATCATCTAGGACGTTCACCAACTCGGAAACCATTACCTCGTGTACGTAAAGTGCTTTCCTGAGATTAACATTATCGCGTAGTAGGTCAACAATATTCTCTAAAAGTTTCTGGGTATTATCTAACCCGTACTCTACAAAGGGTATAAAATCGATCTCAAACATACCAAAACGATCTGAATCTTTTAACCATTGATCCAGAATCCTCTTTTTGTGGTAGTCTGTAAGTACTTTCGGACCGTCGAACCGTGAAGTGTCCTCAAACATATAACCGGGTATCTTTATTGTTAACTTACCTTCGAATTCGCTCCGGTCTCTGTTGAATGGCGCTGTTACTAACGCTGTAGGACGGTCTTCAGTTCCAGGTAGCCCTGCTACAAACTGACTGCTTAGTATTCTGTTCATTTAAAATCCCCTTCTTTAATTGAATTATTGTTTCCATAAATCTTCCCAGCCGTCCGTCTTACTGTACTGAGTAACCCTAGACGAGAAGAAATCACCGTGCTGATCTCCACCTGACGCTAAGTTAAACCACGACAGACGTTCGACAGCTTGCTTATCCACTGCTTTCCAGTTTGGTTTTAGCCCAAGTTCCACTAGTTTATCATTGGCTCTTTGCCTTATGAACTGCTTGAGATCTTCTGGATTACAGTTTGGAAGGGATCTACCGTCAAACACAGAATCGATAAATGACTCTTCTATAGCTACACAAGCCCGTGCCGCGTCGTATACCTCCTGCTTGATCCCTTTAATATCCTGGTTCTCGCTCATGAACTGTTTGAACAACCATACCCC